CAATGGTATTAAGCAAATGCTTGACAGACTAGCTAGGTATATGGAAACAACAAGTATAACAGATGGGAGAGACGGTAATATCACAGCGCTTGTCAACACAGCAGCAAAATTCCAACAAATCAGAGAAGCCTACAAAGGGGCCTACAAAGACCTTCAAGAAGAACAACAAGGTAGAGCTCGTGGTGGAGCAGGACTTGCCTATGACCAACTGTAGATTATCAGAATTTTTTATACACTACTCTTGTCATACTCATGAATGGATGGCTATACCTAGAGAGAATTTAAGTACCTTTATGAATAATTATGCTTTACCTACTAAAGCTAAAGACATAAGCACATTAATAAAACTCATTGAAAATGGTAAAGCAAAACGTTGAGAAGACTGCTCCTAAGGGAGATATTAAGTTCTCTATTACGCTATCTGATGAGCAGAAGAAAGCAAAGGAGTTAATACTCAATGCTCCTTATAACTTCTTATTAGGTAACGCAGGTTCAGGTAAAACCCTACTCGCTGTACAAGTAGCTCTTGACATGTACTTTAAAAGAAGAGTAAATAAAATAGTTATAACGAGACCTACTATATCTACTGAAGATAATGGATTTCTTCCTGGATCTGAAAAAGAGAAAATGGAGCCTTGGCTTGTACCTATCAAGTCTAATATGAGAAAGGTTTATGATAAACCTGATATCTTAAATAAACTTGAAGAGCAAGAAGCAATAGAGCTTGTATCTCTTACGCACTTTAGAGGTAGAACATTTGATAACTGCGTGTGCATAATAGATGAATTTCAGAATCTTACTAAAGCCCAACTTCAAATGTGTGTGGGACGTTTGGGTAAAGATTCTATAATGATATTTACAGGTGACCCGCATCAGATAGACTTAAAGTTTAAGAATGAGTCAGCTATTCATGACGTACCTAAGTTAGAGAAATCTAAGTGGGTTAATAAAACTATCCTCTATGATAATCATCGCCATGAAGCGTTAAATGAAATACTAAGACTTCTTAATGAGTACTGAGATCAACATACCTACATGGGAGAACGGTGAGTGGGGAACTACATCTTTTAATACAAAAGATGAGTTCAAGGATTTTGTATTTGGTATTTTTAAAGAACCGGGTCAATACCATTTTGATGAGACCAGCAAAATGTTCAATGAACAAGCCCGAATATTTAATACTGTAGGTTTCTACTGTAAAGCTCCACAAGGAACTAAAGACTTTATTCAATATTGGAATGATCAAAAGAATAAATGTCGTGTAGGAACCATTTATAAAAATAATGGTAATACATGGTTTATACCGCGTGATTATTACATGTGGTTGAACTTCTTACCCATTTTCAATAAAGAAACTCAGAAATTTGGTTTTGCTGATGTCAGAGATGCTCAGTATCATTTAGCTTTATACGAGTGTTTAGCAGAGTTAAATTATAGACATGCTGCTATCCTAAAGAAACGTCAGATTGCATCATCATACTACCATGCGGGTAAGTTAATTAATCAGATATGGTTTGAAGAAGGTATTACTCTTAAAATGGGTGCTAGTCTTAAAGACTATATCAATGAGAAAGGGACTTGGAAATTCTTGAATGAATATGAAGCTTTCTTAAATAAACATACAGCGTGGTACCGCCCTATGAACCCTAATAAGGTTATGATGTGGCAGCAGAAGATTGAGAGTGTAGATCCTATGAGCAAACGTAAGTCTGAGATAGGTCTTAAAGGTGTGATGCAAGGAATGTCATTTGAGAAAGATCCAACTAACGGGGTAGGGGGACCTTGTAAGTACTTCTTCCATGAGGAAGCTGGTATTGCTCCTAAGATGGATACAACATTTGAGTATATCCGTCCTGCTATGAAATCAGGTTTTATGACTACAGGTATGTTCATTGCTGCAGGATCTGTCGGTGACTTGTCTCAGTGTGAACCTCTCAAGAAGATGATTACTAGACCGGACGCTAATGACATCTATGCTGTAGAGTCTAACTTAATAGATGATACAGGTGTTATAGGAAGAACAGGTTTATTTATTCCTGAGCAATGGTCAATGCCCCCATATATTGATGAGTTTGGTAACTCTAAAGTAGAGGAAGCTCTTAAGGCATTAGATGAACAATTTGCTGAGTGGAAGAGAGAGTTAGATCCTCAAGAGTATCAACTCCGTATATCTCAGCACCCTAGAAATATTAAGGAAGCATTTGACTACAGAACAGTATCTATATTCCCTCAGCATTTAGTAACAGCACAGGTAAGAAGAATTGAGGATAAGATGTATCCATATGAGCATCTAGATATTTATAGAGATACTGATGGTAAGCCTTCTGTTACAATGACAAATAAGCTACCTATCTTGGAGTTTCCTATAACTAAGAATACAGAAGATAAGACCGGATGTTTAGTGGTATATGAAAGACCTTGTAAAGATCCTGAGTTTGGGATGTATTATGCAAGTATTGACCCCGTGGGTGAAGGAAAGACAACTACCTCAGAATCTTTGTGTTCTATTTATGTATACAAGACTCCCGTAGAAGTAACCAAGAATGATGGTGAAAAGGTAGAGACTTTTATAGAACATGATAAGATAGTAGCTGCTTGGTGTGGGCGTTTTGATGATATTAATAAAACACACGAGAGATTAGAGCTTATTATAGAATGGTATAATGCCTGGACTATTGTTGAAAACAATATTAGTCAGTTTATTAACTATATGATATATAGAAAAAAACAGAAGTATCTTGTGCCCAGATCCCAGATCTTATTTTTAAAGGATATTGGTGCTAACGCCAATGTATTCCAAGAATATGGCTGGCGTAATACAGGTACTCTATTTAAAAGTCATATGGTAAGTTATGCTATTGAGTTCTTAAAAGAAGAGCTTCATCAGGAGGTGACTGAAGAAGGTAAGGTTGTTAAGACAACTTATGGTATAGAGCGTGTCCCAGACATAATGTTACTCAAAGAGATGATGGCTTACCGTGAAGGAGTCAACGTGGATAGACTTGTATCTTTTGCTGCTTTGGTAGCTTTTGCTAAAGTGCAACAGGCAAATAGGGGTTATAAAAAGCGTTATGAGGAAACTGGTATAGCAAAAAACTTGGATAACTCTAATAAATTCAGTAAATTAAATATGAGCCCTTTCCGTCATATGGGTGGAGGGGGTTCTGGCTTTAGTGGTATGAATAAACCACGATCACCATTTAAAAATTTCAGATAATATGCAGGTATACAATGCGATGCAATTAAAGAATGGGGCTAAGGGTGAGTATAACCGTATGGGTACTCTCAATCAGCCTATTCAATTTTTGCCAAAAAAGAAAAAAGATCAAGAATGGGCTGCTTGGAACCTTGACTGGTTAGAGTGGGAAGGTCTTAAACAAGTACGCAGAAATGCACGCAGGCTTATGAAAAACTATAAGCTTGCTAAAGGTATTATAGATAAGACTGACTACATTGTTGAGGATGACAATGAGTATGCTGATTTGATTGATGTACTCACTAAAGAAGATGCATCTGCATTAGAACTAAAGTTCTATCCTATTATACCTAATGTAATCAATACGCTTGTATCTGAATTTGCTAAGCGTAATACACGTGTAAATTACACAGCAGTTGACGAGTACTCGTATAATGAGATGTTAGAACTTAAAAGAAGTCAAGTTGAACAGACTCTTTTATTTGAAGCTGAACAGAGAATGGCTATGAATCTATCACAGATGGATCCTAACTCTGAAGAGTATAAGCAACAAATGTCTCCTGAGAATCTTAAGACTTTACCTCAAATCCAAGAGTTCTTTACAAAAGACTACCGCAGTATGGTAGAGCAGTGGGCTGAGCATCAGCATAGAGTTGACGTTGAGCGCTTTAGAATGGATGAACTTGAGGAGAGAGGTTTCCGTGATATGTTAATTACTGACCGTGAGTTCTGGCATTTCAAGATGTTAGAGGATGACTATGACGTAGAACTATGGAACCCTGTTCTTACATTCTATCAAAAGTCTCCTGATACTCGTTATATATCACAAGCTCAATGGGTTGGTAAGTTTGATATGATGACTGTATCTGATGTTATTGACAAGTATGGTTGGTTAATGACAGAGGATCAAATGAAAGCTCTTGAGCTTATTTATCCTGTACGTTCTGCTGGTTACCCTATTCAAGGTTATCAAAATGATGGATCTTATTATGATGCTACTAAGTCTCATGACTGGAATACACAAGCACCATCTTTAGGATACCGTCAGTTTACCTCAATGTGGGATAATGCTTACTATGGCGGTGATATTGTAAACTGGATCATGATGAGTAGTGAAGACTATTATGATCTAGGTATGAGTAATATGTTACGTGTTACAACTGTATACTGGAAGTCACAACGTAGAGTTGGTCACGTTACACGCATCTCTGATAATGGTAATGTTAGTCAGGATATAGTTGATGAAACATATGTTGTTGTAGACAAACCTGTTTATAATACAAACATTATAAAAAATAAGACTAAGGATAACTTAGTATTTGGTGAGCACATTGACTGGATCTGGATTAATGAAGTATGGGGTGGTGTTAAAATCGGACCTAACCGTCCTACATTCTGGGGTAGTAATAACCCAGGAGGTATTAACCCTATCTACTTAGGTATAAATCAGAACTTGATTAACCCACTTAAGTTCCAGTTCAAAGGTGATAGCTCAATGTATGGTTGCAAGCTTCCTGTAGAAGGAGCTGTATTTACAGACCGTAATACAAGATCTACAGCACTTGTAGATATGATGAAACCTTTCCAGATTGGTTATAATATTGTAAATAACCAGATTGCTGATATCCTTGTTGATGAATTAGGAACTGTAATCTTACTGGATCAGAATGCTTTACCTAGACACTCATTAGGAGAAGACTGGGGAAAGAATAACTTAGCTAAGGCTTATGTGGCAATGAAGAACTTCCAGATGTTACCATTGGATACTTCTATTACCAATACAGAGAATGCCCTAGCTTTCCAACACTATCAGAAGTTAGACCTTGAACAAACTAACCGTCTGATGTCTCGTATTCAACTTGCTAACTACTTTAAGATGCAAGCATTTGAGGTTATTGGTATTACACCTCAACGATTAGGACAACAGATTGGTCAAACCAATACTGCTACAGGTATAGAGCAGGCAGTTAGTGCGTCTTATGCTCAGACTGAAACTTACTTTATACAACACTGTGATTACTTAATGCCT